CATCCTGGGCAACAGCACCCCGCAGACTGGGCAGACGCTGATTGCGTCGTACCTCGGCGAGGTGGTTGGAGTGTCGGGTGGCTTTACATCTATCCAGATGCAGCTAGGCAGCAGCCTGTCACCAGTCGGCGCTCAAGTTCCGCCGCGTAAGTTCACAACAACACTAATAGGAGCGCCATGCCAGCTGTAGATTTTACCCCTTACGCTCAAGTTCCCCGAAGGGTTAGGTCAACCTCTGGGGTGATGCCAATCGCGACATCAACGCTTGGCGGTGGCAAGGGGCTCTTGCCGGCAAGTGCTGAAGCTAGTACCCCGTTGATTGAAAAGGGAGCAGAAGGCAATAGCCCGCTTGACGTAAAACAGCGCGGCGCAGTCGTTGGTGAGCCAATCCCGATTGTGTTCTGCCGCCGCACTGGTGGCACTGGTGGCGTGCTGATCAGTCCGCCGGCAACAGAGGCCAGGTTTGAAGATGATGCATCCAGCAACATCACAGCGAGCTACCACCTCGTCCTGAGCGAGGGCCAGATCGACTCGATCCAGGTGCGCGATGTATTTCAGCGCGCTTGCCGGGTGGGCAGTTTCACCCAGACCTATGACCGGAGAGCTGGCACGTTTGTGGCCGGGAACTTCATCGACAACACGCCAAACCTTGAAGCGCCGACCTATTGCGGCACCAGCGGCACCTATGACGGGCTCAGCACGATGGCGTTCTCGGTCACCATCCCGGCAGGATTTGATCAGTGGAACCGCCAGGTGCATTGCTTTATTCGTGGCGGGATTTATGTCTCACGGCTGATTGATAGCGTCACCGGCCCCAGCAACAACGTGGCCGATCTGCTGCTGTACCTGCTGCGCAATAGCTCCAGGGTGCCTGAATCAATGATCGACACCACCAACCTGCTGGCAGCGGCGACCTTCACCAACGCCAACGGGTTCTGGTTCAATGGCGTAGTCAGCCAATCCACCAACCTGCGCGACTGGATCAGCACCACGCTCCAGTATTTCCTGCTGCGTCAAACGCGAATCGGCGGCAAGGAAGCACTCAAGCCACTGGTGCCGATCAATAGCAACGGCACCATCAAAACCACGGCAGTGAGCTGGGTGTTTACGTTCACTGAGCAGCACATCATTCCAGGTAGCTTTGAGATCACCTACTCATCTCTGGCAGACCGTAAGCCATTCTGCGCCACGGTGCTGTGGCGGCAGCAGGATGATCTAGGCATCCCTGTGATGCGCACTGCTGAGGTGCGTTACACCGGCACTGCTGCCGATGGACCCTATGAACAGCACGACCTGAGCGGATTCTGCTCTACTGAAAACCACGCAGTCAAGGTTGGCGCCTACATCTTGGCAAAGCGCCGGCATGTTACCCACCGGCTACAGCTTGGCGTCAAGCCTGACGGATACAACCCAACGCTGGCGGCTGGTGATCTGGTGCGTGTGCGCTTGGATCGCATTGCATCCACCGGAGCGGACAGCGTTCACGACTACCTCTACGAGGTGGACAGGATCGGCAAGTCGATCACGGGTGAGGTGCAGCTTGACCTGACGCATTTCCCGGTTGATGCCAACCTTGCCAGCGTGGTAGCTCAGGAAGTAAACGCCGCCACAGGCACCGGCCTATTGCTGCCAACCGGGCTGAGCGGCATTACCTGCGACGTGAACTCTTCAGCAGATACCAGTGTGCCGGCTGAGACCTTTACAGCGGGTGTGTTCTCTGACTACACCAGCAACATAGAAGACTTTGGCGGCGGTGGTGATGATGGTGATGGTGATGGATTTGGCGATGCTGATCCTACGGATGGCAACCCTGATGATGGGAAGGATAATCAGCAAGACGCTGGACCACTTGAAGGATACCCGAAACCAGGCGATCCACAATATCCGCCTAGCGCGCCTGCAGGAATTGAGCCGGTGCCCATGGGTGACGGCAATCCCGCACCTGGGCCTGTTCCTACTGAATGGATACCAGGAACTTGGTCTTCTACATACATAAGACCCGCGCATACGCGCATCATATATGGCGACGTAGATCCAAGCCCAAGTTTTGAGTGTGGCGTTATATCTACAACCAGCATTGCACAGGCTGGGCCAACTAATATAGCTGGCCCCTGTTGGGGTTTGTATGTGGTCGATACGCCAGGCACATGTGGCGGGTCAGCGTCAAGGGTGTGGTACACAGCCGTAATTGGCAATGGATATAGTTACTGGCTCGGCTTGGGTTCATTTGGCGGAAATCCACCTTATGGCGCAACTACGGCTGATCCGGTTATCACTAACGTGTTTACGCCGCTATAATCCATGGCCACTTTTCCCACCCTCACCCCATCCAGCCGCACCTTTACGCCAGGGCGGCACCCGCACTCGGAGATCCCCACGCTTAATGGGTTGCAGATTCGCGTGCGCACCAGCAACGTGATTCTGGAGCAGCAGCTGCGGCTGACGTTCCTGGGACTTACTGAGGCGCAAATGCTGAGCATCCGCAGTCACTACATCGGGCAGCAGGGGCGCTTCCTTTCCTTTGACATTCCGAGCAGCCTGCTTAGTGGCATGACCACGCCGGCCAACTTCACCCCTACTGGCTACAGCTGGATCTACGCCAGCGCGCCGCAGGTTGAGGATATTCCCTGCGCTCAGCGTTACAACGTGAGCGTGGAGTTGGTGACGGTGCCGCCCGAGGGCGCCAACATCAATGGGGCTGAGTTCACTATCGGCATCACACTGGCAACGGTGACACCACTGGCGCAGACAATCACCATCAGCTTCGCGGCTGGTGCGCCTAGCGTTGAATCGCCAGGGCTTGCTCTCACCATCACCGCATCGCTGGCGGCTGGTGCTGCATCAGGCGCCTAACCTGTAACCAACACCCGGCACATCTATGGCATCCCTCATCTACAACTCAGCACCAGACGAGATGGCGCGTGGTGACATTGACTTTGACACCAATACCTTTAAGGCGATGCTGGTAACCAGCAGCTACACGCCGAACAAAGATACCCACGATTTTCGCGACGACGTAACCAACGAGGTAAGCGGCACTGGATACACCGCAGGCGGCGCCACCAGCACGGTCACCGTCACCAAAGACACCGCCAACGACAAAGTAACCATTCAGTTCGGCGCAGTCTCCTGGGCCAGTAGCACCATCACTGCTCGCGGCTGCGTCTACTACAAATCTCGCGGTGGCGCATCAAGCGCCGATGAACTGGTTGCCTATGCCGACTTCGGCAGCGATGTATCCAGCAGCGGCGGCACCTTCTCAGTGGCTGCCAGCACCATCACGCTGCAGAACTAATGGCCACGTTCCCTGAGCTGGAGCCTGCCACACGCAGCTATGACTTCGGGTTATTCCCGCTGACGGAGCAGCCATCACTGAGCGCTGGCATTGTCAGGTTCAGGCATAGCGTTACGCCAGAGAACTACCAGCTGACGCTTGGCTACACCGCGCTGACCGATGCTGAGGCAACACTAATCCGTGAGCACTTCCAAAGCCAGGGCGGCGGCTACAGGAGCTTCCAGCTGCCGCCAATTATCTGGAAGGGACACACCTTCACCGGCAACGTGGCGCCAACCAACACCCGCTGGCGATACATCGAAGCTCCAGAAGAAGAACACCGCAGCGCTGGGTACGTCAATGTGACCGTGGCCCTTGGCTCTGATGGCACGATTGACGCTGAGCTGGGGCTGCAGCCGATTGATTTGACCATCGCCGGCGGTGCTGCTACAGGCGCCTGATCCATAGCCTGAAGCCAAAGCAGCTGAGGCCCGTGATTGAAGTTCTAGCCGCTGTGGCCGGTGCCTCTATCACCTGGGCCGCGATGGGCAGCATGGGGTTTTCACGGCGCAACGATGAAGCGCGGGAGGCCGTTATTCGGCTTACCGCAGGGGTTGAAAACATAGCCACACAGCTACAGATCCTCCACACCGACATCAAAGACGAGCGCAAGGAGATGTTCGGCCGCATTGGCAGCGTCGAGCAGCGCGTCAGCAAGCTGGAGGGGCAGAAATGACCACACCAACCGAGCGCAGTTATCTACTCCGTTGCCTGGTGGGGCTGCTGGCCACGGGCATCGTGATCTGTGGCATTGACCTGGCCGGCTGCCGCATCCGCACCCCAGCCAACTGTGACGCCCAGTCCAGCGCAATCAGCGCAGCCGTTGGTGCAGCCGCTGGCTGGATCGGTGGCCTTCTCGTACCCACAAAACCATGACCAAAATCTTTCGCACCATTGCCCTTGAGCTGGGCCGCATCCTGCTCAAGATGGCCGTTGATAGGGCGCTCCGCAAAGAGCTACCTGCGATCTTCGCCCGCTTGGATTTGGAGCTGCCCTTCCTGTTGATCAACAAGGCCCAGCCGCTGGCGGTCCAAGCCGTCGTCACAGAGGCGATCGAGGAGAAGATCGGCGGCATTGCTACAGCCACGCAGATCAGCGCCGTGCTGGGCCTCTACGACCCGGTTAAGGCCACCATCCGCAACATCCGCCGATGACTTACGCCACCGTCCGCGCCGCTGCTGAGCACATCGCCAGAGCTGGCAAGATCACGCCGCACCAGCTGGCGGCATTTTCAGCGCTGGATCAGGGCCTGACCGATGCACAGCGCCAGGGGTTTACCGAACTATGGAGGGCGGCGGGGAGTCCGGCGGCGCAACAGTCCGACCTGGCCGCGGCGCTGAAGATCATCAAGGAGTTTGAAGGCTGCCACCTCGAGGCATACGCCGACCCGCTGCACGGCTGGGACGTGGCGACAATCGGCTACGGGACCACCCGCTACAGCGACGGCCGCAAGGTCAAGCAGGGCGACAAGATCAACGCCATCGAGGCGGATATGTTGCTTCGCCAAGAGATTGACCGCATTGCTGAGAAGCTCCGCGCAACTGTGCCGTTCTGGGTGGCGATGGCCGATCACCAGAAGTGCGCGTTGATCTCGTTCGCCTACAACCTGGGCAGTGGGTTCTATGGCGCCGAAGGGTTTGAGACCATCAGCCGCGAGCTTCGCGGGAAGAACTGGCCAGCCGTGCCCGCTGCGTTGCTGCTCTATCGCAACCCTGGCACCAATGTCGAAGCCGGCCTGAAACGCCGCCGTGAGGCTGAGGGCCAGCTATGGGCTGGCAATTCGCAGCAGCCAAAGCTGAGCCAGTCCAGCCCGTTCTCTGCGCTCATCACACCGCATATCACCCTGGGTGAGTTTGCGTTGAATGAGGAAGCCAGGCGGTTCACGCATCAGCACCAGATCGCAACCGCTGCCGAGCTGGCTGCGTTTCTGGAACGGGTGCGCGTTGCCTTTGGTGGCAAGCCGGTGATCATCACATCGGGCTATCGACCGCCGGCCATCAACAAATCAGTTGGTGGTGCCAGCAGCAGTGAGCACCTCTATAATTCGCCTGGGGTTGGTGCGGTGGACTTCTACATCCAAGGCGCAGACATCAACGCTGTGCAGGCGTGGTGCGATAAGGAGTGGCCTTGCAGCGTCGGATACGGAGCGCCGAAGGGGTTCGTGCATCTAGGGATCAGGGCTGGCCGGCCTCGCGTCCGCTGGGATTATTAAATGGCCTTCGACCATCAGATTGATGGAACCGAGCTACTGCCTAAGCGCACCACCAAATCAAGATTTAGAGCTTCGATATTTGAGGACTGGGGCAGCCGCTGCGCCTACTGTTCCGAGCCGGCCGACACCCTTGACCATGTTCTGCCGCGGCTCAAGGGTGGGCTGACAGTGGCCCAGAACCTGGTGCCTGCGTGCCGCCGCTGCAACGGGGCGAAGGGCAGCGACAATTGGCGGGAATGGTTCGCTGCTCAGGCGTGGTTCTGCGCTGAACGTGCAGCCATGATTGATGAGTGGGTGAATAGTTCTCCACAGACTGGGGTATGACTAACGAGCGGACCTATCAATGTCGCCGCACGAAAGCGTGCAGGGCGTGGATTGCTGAATCCGGCATTGAATGGCTGCAAGTTTCCAGCGGGCGCCGGCCTGTGTGTTTGCCGGGCATGTGCCCCAAGGGGAATCGAAGTGATACGACTGCAGAGCTGCTGGCCCTGCAGCTGGAGGTGCGCCGCCTGAAGGCCACTGCCAAGAGCGCCAACGATGGCCAAGAGCGAGCTATCAGCGAAGTGGAGCGACTGAGGGAGCAGCTCTCCACGGCGCTAGACATTGTGGACTGTCCGACCGATCTGGCGATACTGCCGCCGCCGGCTGCCGCTGTCTCGTCATCAGTGCCGATCCTGCTCTGTTCCGATTGGCACTGTGGGGCGGTGGTTCGGCCAGCATCAGTAAACGACCTCAATGAGTTTGACGTGGGCATCTTCCACGACCGGGCCCAGGGACTGTTTCGTAATGCCCTGAAAGTGGTAAATATGGTCAGGTCCAGCGCGATCATCACCGAGATGGTGGTCTGGCTAGGTGGTGACCTGATTGACAACTGGCTCCATCCTGAACAGATCCAGATGCAGGAGCTGAGCCCAACTCAGCAGCTGATTGAATGTGAGCGCGCCATCGTGGCGGGGCTGAATTACCTGCTTGAGCATGGCGATCTTGAGCGGATCATCGTGCCGTGCAGCCACGGCAACCACGGGCGGACCACCCAGAAAATGCAGGCCGACAACAGCCACGCTACCAGCTACGAATGGCTGATGTATCAGAGCCTGCGGCGACACTTCCGCAATGAGCCGCGCATCGTTTGGCAGATCGCTGATGGCAATGTGACCTACTTGACCGTGCTGGGTCAGGTGCTCAGGTTCCATCACGGCGATGCCTGCCGCTACCAAGGCGGCATCGGTGGACTCACCATCCCGCTGACCAAGTGGATTCACCGGGCCGATCAGGCGATCAGGGCCGATCACACTTTTCAAGGCCACTTCCATCAGCTGACGCTGGGTCCAAACTGGTCGGTAAACGGCAGCCTGATTGGCCCAACCGCCTACGGCCTGAAGCTGGGATTCGCACCAGAGCGCCCGCAGCAGCTGATGCGGTTCATTGATTCAGCGCGTGGGTTCACCGTGTCGGCGCCGATCCTTACTGATTGATGAGCCGGGGGATGGATCGCGCCGCACGCGCCTTGCTTTCCCCTACTGGGTGTTGTATGGCTTTCAGCCCGAAGGCGTCAGGCTCCCCGGCCATTAAAAAACCCCTCCGAAGAGGGGCGGCGGCTAGTAATCAAAGGGCTGCTTGAAAGGCAGTCATCTTGTCCATGGCAGCGGTGCAGGCTTTTTCTGCTTTGATGCGGGTGGCGGCTGGTGCTTTGGCAGCGAGTGCAGCGTGGTAGGCGTTGCGGGCAGTGGTGATCTCGGCGCGGATGGCCTTGAAAGCGATGATCTGGGTAGCGGTCATGGCTGGTAATGCGGTGGGGTCTCCCCCTTGACCTCCAAACAATAACCCATCCGTTGCGGTTCCGCATCGGCACCCGCAACATTCATTGATAATCGGCCATTGCCAGTGATCCCTGCACCATCGGCGCCTGCTGCCCCCACTGCTGCGCCATGGCTTCAGCGATGCCCGGGTAGGTCCGACTGCGTTCCCTCCATCGCTCAGGACTGGGCGGCATCAAATGGATGCGTGCCTGACGTCCGGCAACAATGTTCGTGGGCTGCAACCGCGGAAGATTCTTCAGCCATAGATGCGTGGCCTTGGTTTCGCCGTGGCCGAACTGCCATGGCTGGATCACCTGATCGGCTGGCCTGATGTAGCTGCTGATGACGCTGGCCGGGTTTTCAACGGCAATGCAATCGATGGGAGCAGCCATCAGTAGGCGAACAAAAGCAAGGGCGTCGGCCTGCTGCTGGCGCTTGGCGCCAAACCACCGTGCGCCGCTGGTGGCTAGGTGCGTGCATGGCGGGTGGGCAATCATGAGATCCCAGCCAAGACCGAGCACGGCTTCAACAGGCCCCATGAAGTGCTGCCCGGGCTGCTCAGTGGGCAGAAGATCACAACTCCACGCGTCCCATCCTTGAGCGGCAAAGGCATTGCGAACTGTCCCGCTGTACTCGCAGGCGACCAGCACCCTCACGCCACCACCACCAAACTGAGCTGCTCACCAACACACCCGCGCCGCTTGCGTTTCATGCGCGGCCGCGGTGATGGGCGCACCCTGCACACCGCCACCAGCACCAGCTGAACCGAGTGAGCCGCCAGGGACGCCTGCAGCCGCTCTAGGTGTGACTCCAGCGCCCGCGTGCTGAGACCCTCCTGACGGGCCAGCTCAGCGCGTGGCACCTCAACGCCATCAAGACCCCAGGCCAACACCAGCAGCCGCTGATCTGACATCGGCAGCCGGGCGATCATGTTGCGCAGCTGCTCAGCCTGCCGCCACCGCTCGCGCTGTTCTTCATCATCTTCAATGCTGCGGTCAAACGATGCGCAGGTGGCGCCCAGCTCAAGGCCATCGTCGCTGATTACCTGATCCAGCGAAGCGATCGAGCGGCCGTTCTCAAGTACCTGCTCAAGCACCTGCATTGAGACACCCAGCTCATCGGCGATCTCTTGGCGGGTGGGCGTGCGGTTCAGCTCCTGCTCAAGGCGGCGGGTGATTGGACCGATGCGGCCGAGGTGCTGGCAGTGGCTGCCGGGGATCGAGATCAGGCGCGAGTGCTGATCTGCCCAGCGTGTCACCGCCTGGCGAATCCACCAGTAGGCATAGGTGCTGAACCGATACCCACGGGCTGGGTCAAACCGCTCAGCAGCAGTGATAAGGCCCATGTTCGCGGCCTGGATCAGGTCTTCCTGACCGTGCGCCTTGGCCAACCGAAAGCAGCGCTTGCTCACATAGGACACCGCCAGCCGCAGATTTGCCTGCACAAACCGATCACGGGCGCGCATCCCGCGGCGCCTGATGCCTGGTGGGCACGGCTCAGGGTGCTGCTGCCAGCGCTGGATGATCACGCCCAGCTCGATCTCCTCAGCCGGGGTCAGCAGGGGAATCCTGCCGATCGTGTCAAGCCACCAGCTCGCGGCCACGAAAATCAGATCGTGAAGACTGCCCCACTATAGGGGTTGAGATGCGGTATTAAAAGGCTAGGGTTGGTGGGTTCATTGCAGCCAACCATGGAAGCCGCATTGGCCACCGTGCCAAACACTGCCGAGACATCCGCGCTAACTCGCTGGGATGCCTTGGCCGCAGACATCGCTTACGCCTCGGAGCAGGCGGAAGGCAAGGAGTTTGACTACCGCGATAAGTGGGACAACAAGCAAGCCCGTAGCTGGGTGGCTCAGTTGCGCAAGATCAAGGGGAAGATCGAGCGAGCCCGCAAAGATGCCAAGGCAGTCCACCTTGATCGGGGCAAGGCGGTGGATGAAGCCGCCAAGTTATTGGAGGCCTCGGTCCAAGGGCTGATCGAGCCGCATGAGCGCGAGCTAAAGGTGCTCGAAGCGGAAGAGCAGGCGCGCATCGACGGCCACAAGGCTGTACTGCAGCGCATAGCTGACCTGGCGGAAGGCGCCGCCACAGCTATCGAGACTCGGGCCATGCTCGCGGAGCTGACGGCAATCGACACCACCACGCTGGAGGAGTTCGCCGCCGCTGGCGCCAACCGCCAACTGGAAGCGACCGAGCAGCTGCAGTCGCTGATTGATTTGCTGCAGA